CGTCGGAGCCGTGCCGGGCACGATCCGCGCGCTTGTCGGCGTGATATCTGTGACCGACGGCGTGTTCGGCTGGCCCGGATGCACGGGAATCGTCAGCACGCCATTGGCCTCGGAAAATGCCCAGTCCACCTGCGGGACGGTGTCGGACCACGGGCTTTCAGCCACTGCGGGGGAGCCGACGCCATTGCTGGCGCTGGAAGACCGGCGATACTGGTAGTTCGCGGCGGGCGTGAAAGCCAACCCAGCAGCCACATCCTCGGGAGCCCCGGAAGGGGGCAAGCGCCGCTGGATTTTGTGCGTGGCTGTCGGGGCCGGAGTGCCGCCGAACGTGGCGGCTGGGACGGTGACGGCCAGCCCAGCGGTCAGCGATGGCATCGCGGGGTTGGTGATGACATACGGCTCGACGTCAGTGCTCGCTGCAGCCGCCGTGAAAGATATGCTGTCACTGGCCGGTCCGGCGCTGTTAGTGACCGTCACAGTGACCACGTAGTCGCCGTCCTCGATGTCGTCTATCTCCCGCTGCCACGTGCCGCCAGCGGTGGTAAACGGTGCGCCATTTCGGGTGATTTCCCAGACAGGCGTCGGCGTGGGCGTCCCCGTTGCCGTCGCGGTCAGCGTGACGGTGTCACCCTGTGTGATCGCACCAGACGGGGAGCGTGCGAGGCTGACCGTCGGCGCGACAGCGGGGTAAGCAACGACAGCCGTCCAGCCAGTGCCGTAGGACCAGACCTCGCCCGCAATGTTGAAACCGCGCGTCGCGGGTCGGTAGCGATAGCCGGCGACAAAGACCCCGGTCGCAGCGACCGTCTCAATAGCCCCCGTCGTGCCAAGCTGCCGCTGGACAAAGTGTGTGACCTCGGGCGTCGGATAGCCGGAGAAAGTCGCTGCCGTGGAGGTATATGCCTCACCCGGCAGCGGCGGTCCTGTCAGCGTCGCCTCGGTGACGACAGTGGGCCGCGTGACGATTTCCGCGATATTCGACGTTGCAGTATAAACGTATCCCTCCTCGTCGGTGCCCGTCTCCCGCCATGCCGCCCGCTGCTGGCCCGCCGGGACGGTGAATGTCTCGCCGGTCTCGCCCGTCGATACCCACTGAGCACCCGAGAGGAAATACCACCCCTCGCCTGTGACGGTCACACCCTCATCCCAGATCGCCCGCACACGTGTGAGCACGTCACCCGCCGTCAGAATCGAAGGCGAGATGCTCGGCTCTGCGATCGGTGCTGGCCGCGGCGCAGACTGGGCCTCTCTCCAGATTTCGACGGCCCCGTGATAGATGGCGAGCACGCGGGCGGACCCGCTGTACATCCTGACGATATCGGCCACGGCTCAGCCCTCCACGACGATATAGATGGTATCCGCAGCCTTGGCGGGCAGCGCGTCGTAAGCAGACTGCGTGAGCTGGACGTACTTCTTGCCCGGCACGATCCACGCGCCGTTCGTAAGGATGGACAGCTCGATCGGATCATCGCTCTCCGGGATGACGATGTCTGGGATCTGGAGAGTGGCTGCGGTCAAGCCGTTACCAGCCAGCGTGACGGAATATTTCGTGGCGGACAACCCGGCAGTATTCGGCCACAGACCAATCGTGAAAGAGCCATCGGGCTGCAGACCGGTCGTAGCCTCGACCGGCGCGACAAAAACATCCTCGCCCAGCTCAGATACCAGCCCGGACAGACGGAACGTTAGTGCGCCGGTGACAGGACGGCCGCGTGCATCGCGAATCTCGCCGATTACGGTGGTCAATGGGGTAATTGGCATAGTCATACTCCACATAAAAAAAGCCCGCACGAAGCGGGGGCGTAAGGGGGTGACGGGACTTGGATTGCAGTCGGTCAGGCGTGCCAGCGCCCGACGGCGACCAGGTCGATGCCGGAGATCGTATCGCCGGAGGCCCAGGCGGGCGCGGTTGGCTCTCTCAAGCCGAAGAGCCCGACGCCGGATGTTGACGCCTCGGTCCAGACGTTCGCCAACCGCGCGCGATCGGCATTGCCAGCAGTCTGCCGAGAGGGGTTGAGGCCCCAGAACACCGCCGGGATCGACGAAAATGTCGCGGGAAAGGTCCACGACCCGCGTAGCTGGTTCGCGTCGGCGCCGTTGTGCGACACAGATCGCTCAGCCACGATGCAGACCTGCAGACCGCCTGCGAAGCGCCAGTAGGTGCCGTTCGCAGTGGACCCGGTTTCCACGATCGCTCCGATCGGCACACCCGACGCCTGGGCCACGGTCCCGACAACGTCTCGCAGCGCCGCCGTGCCGGCTCCCGTCACGACGGGGATTTTTGCGCCGGCCGCGCCGGTAAGGGCGAGGATAGCCCGCGCGGCGGGCGTCAAGTTGGTGGTGGCAGCTGTTGCCGCGCCGTTGAAATACGGCACCCGGTCCGGCGCCATGGTCACATCCGACAAGGCGGACAACGCCCCGTCATCGAGCATGTCGATCAGCTGCCGGGTGGCCTCGCCGTAGAGCACGTCGTCAGGGGTTAGCCAGATTTCATAGGGCGCAGCACTGGCCGCAGGACCGGGCCACGGGCGGGCGAGTGTCAGCGAGCTCGCGCTCCCGATGCTGGCGATGCGGCAGGTGATACCGGCGATCCAGAGCACGTCTCCCGCACGGATGGCACCCGCCCAGCCGGTCCCGACGCCTGTAACGACGGTGCTGCCGGCCGACACAGTTACGGTGCCTTGGGCGTAGTGACGGGTCATCAGCATGTCAGGTCTCCTCACCGGGCCAGCCGGTTGTGATGTCGACGAGAGCGAGCGTTTCGGCGGTCTCGGCTGCGGCGATCTCTTCCAGGAGCGCGCCCTCACGCGCGAACGCTGCCTGTACGAAGGCCATCGCGCTCTGGGCGAGTGCAGTAACTGCCGCCGCGTCCAGATCGTAGAAAGTGCCATCCGACCCCTTCCATGTGATCGACATGGTCGGGTCGAGACCCGCTGCCACGGCAGCCGCAGTCAGCTTGCCCTGGCTGGTCGGGTCGATCCAGATGGGCACACCTGCGATGGTGACCGTTCCGCCCTCAACCTCTTGCCGTTTCAGCGTGACGGCTGCCGATTTGACAGCCTTTCGCGCGGCCAGTACCGCCGCGCTGTTGCGCCTGACTTCCACCATCAGATGATCTCCACGGTAAGACGGGACCGCAGCCACGGTGCTGGCGGCAGCACCACGATCACGTAGCGACCGGGGTCGGTCAGTTCGATCGAGACGAGGTAATCGTCGGCCTCAGACGGAGAGAGCGTCGCGAGCAGGAAATCGGCCTCCAGATCCCAGACTTCGATTTCCGTCCCCTCTGGCGCGATCACTTCGGCGCCCGTGGGAACCGCGTTGATCTCGCAGGGTTGCCGGATAATCCATTGCTCCCCATCCCATCGCGCTACCTCCGGGTTGTACCACGGGCTGATTGCGACAACCTCTCCCTCCGGCATCGGGTCGGGCGGGGCATCGGTCGGCCAAGACCGCAGCACGCAACCCTCGGGATCGATAAGCGCTGAATGGGTCAGCTCAGCGGCATGAGTCATCGCTTAGGCACCTTTATTGTCAACTTTCGGTTCGTGATTACGATCCCGTTGGACTTTGAGGTCAGCATGATACGGCGCTGCCCGCCGCCGGGCACGAGCAGCGCAAGGAAACCGGTACGGCCCCCTGATTTTCCGCCAAAGCTGTCGACAGTCCCGCCAAGCAACCAGGTACCGGCTTCAAGGAACCACCAATTCAAGGACAGCCGGGTGTCATTTCCGCTCCAGTAGAAGTTGGCTTGTGCCGTCAGCGTCTCGTTTTCAGGGATGGTCCCCAGATCGAGCTGCAGCGCCACTTCGTTGTCGGACAACACTTTCGATGCGCTCTCCGAGATGGTCGTCGCTTCGGTAACGGCACCCGTGACGATGTTTCCGCGCACGACCAGCTCATCGACAAGGAGTGAGCGGGCCTTCACCACGCCCGCCTCCACGATGAACGGAGACTCTCGGGCGCTGCCATTGATGATGGCAAACTGATCGGCGACGATCGCCACCCGGCTCAGGCCGCCCGCCATTGCCTCCAGGAATATCGCCGCCGAGCGCGCCCCGTTCGCCTCTCCCGACGACGCCGCAGCCTGCAGGGCAATGCGCGAGAGCGAGCCACCCGCATTGGCGACCGTATAGGCCCGAAACAGGGCGCTGGCCGAGAACCGCCCCACGGCGACGTCGAGCGCCGTGATCGCATTGGCATTGGCGGTGATGTCGCCGCCCTGCTGGGTCACCTGCCCCTGCAAGGCGGTGACAGCGCTTGACGATGCCTTCCCGCTGACGACGACGGCAAGATCGGTAAGCGCCTGAGCCGTGGCGTCGATGTCGCTCTCTGCCCCCGTCACGCGGGTGGTCAGCGCATTCAGCGCCGTGGCCTCTGCCTTGCCGTCCACACGCGCATTCAACTCGGTGAGTTGCTGGACAAGCGCGGAGCCGGGGCCTGTTGCCGCCGTGATCTCCTCCCGATATGACGCGGTGACCCCTTCTGCCGTCTGCGTCACTTCCCGCCTGATCTGCTGGCGCGCGGTATAGGCGGCAGTATCAGCATCGATGTCACGGAAGACATTCCGCCGCATCGCCTCCAGCACATCACGGGTGCTGTCCTTGAGCCAGACCGTGTAGTCGTCGATGAAGTCGTTCAGTTCCTCGACCACGCCCTCGCCGTAGGTGATGTCGAGATCGGAGAGCTTCACGTCGGGCGTGGTGACGGTGACCGGGCTCGTCCACATCGTCTGGCGGTCGGCTTCGATCCGGCCCCGCACCTCATAGGTGCTATTCGGCAGGATACCGTCCATGACAATGGCGCCACCCGCCTCCACCGCGACCAGCGGCCCAGAGATCACCTCGGCAGTGCCGACCATGTGGATCTCCCAGCGGATGCCTTTCGCATCCGTGGCACCGTCCGCATCCCACATCATCTGGATCGCGGGACGGCGCGCGCGCCCCTCACTGTCGCGGTAGATGATGGCGGCGACGGACCAGCCGGGAACAGCTTGGACGATCACCGGCCCGGTGCCGGGGTCCGCGGGGATCACCGGCAGTTCCTGCGAGGGGTCCCAGTCGTAGTCGCCCTGATCGCGCTCGCGCGCGGTGAGCGTCACCGTGGCCGTGGCCAGGTCTTCGCTGACCTGCGTGATCTCGAAAACCTTGGCCGTGTAGCCTTCCGTGCTGCTGGTCCACGCGATGCTGTCCAGCGGCTCCAGCATCGAGGCGTAGGGCCCGACAGACATGCTGATCACCCGGAAACGGCGGTTGTCGGCGAGGTTTGCCTCCATGAGCCGCTGCGCCTGCGTCGCGCTGAACACCACAGGCAGGCGCAGGTCCGCCACCCGGCGCTGGCCGTCTTCCGCCTCCCAGTCCACGTTGTAGCGCGGCGGCGCGTCCTTCTCCGCCCAGAGGGCATCGGGGTCAGCGTAGGTGGCCTGGATGCCGTTGTAGAGATCGGCATCGCCCGGGAACTGGTCGAGCATCTGCGACGACGAGGTAAGGATATCGTCCGTCTCCGTGAAGAACATGACCGGCAGCGCGGGCGGTCCGATCCGGATGCGCCACACACCGCCCGCCTCCACCAGCTGACCATCGCAACCGGCAAGCAGGCGGTCGATCACGTCGGCAGGCTGCTCATCGACGGAGACCTCGGTGCCGCCGTGATAAGCGGGCTCCGTGCCACCCGCCTCCAGCGGCACCGCCGCGTCGCAGGCATTCATCGCGGCGAACCAGTTCGCGAGCGGCAAGTCCTCCGCCGCGGCCCCGCCGCCGTAGGTGTTACCGTCTGGCAGGCGGATGCCGCGCAGCAGGTTGTAGATCATCACCGCGAGGTTCGTGGTCTGCGCCCAGGTCGATTGATCCGACCAGCGCTGCGTACCCGAGCCGCCCATCGTGCTGTCGAAGCGCGGGTCATAGAGAGGCGCGCCATCCACCTCGAAGCGGATCGAGGGCTGACCGGACCAGACCTTGGCGTCGAACTTGAACATCGCCACGACATAGGGGATGCCGTGACCGATCATGTCGGCCGTCCACGGCCGCACGGCCGCATCCGCGAAATGCCGCGTCAGCACCGGATCGACCGCCGTCTGCGTCCCGTCGTAGAGCCGCAGGAAAGCGGCATCATTGTATTTGCCGAGGACGGGGAGCACCTCGCCCAGCCCGACCCGGTCGATCATCGCAGGCCCGAGCGTGACGTAATCGTCGTTGATAATCACCCGCCGCACGGTCTGGCCAGGTCGGCAGCCGAGCGCCATGACATAGAAGAGCACCGGGTTGGGCGTGTGGCCCGGCGAGGTGGCCCCGGTCATCAGTGGTGCGGCCAGCTGACCGGCGGTGGCGTAGCGGCCCATGACGAAGGTCTGGGGCGTGATGCCGCCCGTGGAGGTCTGCACCTTCACGCCGGACGCGCCGGTCCCGGCTTTCTTCATGGCCAGCTTCTGCGACAGCAGCGACATGCCGACCGCGGCACCGATCCTCAGGAGCGCTGCCGATCCGACCGTCGCGCTGAATGCCGACCAGAAGCTCGCGCCGTTGGCCATCAGCGCAACCGACACCGGATCGGCTACCGCCGGCCCGCCCCAGAGCGCGGCGAGGATCGTGCTGGCGAGAAGCAAGCGCCTCATAGCCGGAACATCCTGACCGCGTCGGTCAGCGGCATGACGATCTTGCCCTCGGGGAGCGGCGCATAGATGCCTTCCCCCTGGACGATGCCGAGCGCCGGATACTCCGTGCCGGGAAGTGCCGCGATGTCACCCACCTGCCCCAGGGCGACCGGGCATTCCTCGAGCCGCGAGGCGAGATAGGCGACGTGATCGGCAAAACCCATCTTGCGTAACCGGGCGAGCCCGCGCGCGGGGCTGCGATAGGTGAAGGGCATCAGGCTCTCGCCGCGGACCCGCTGATACCAGCCGTCGGCAAAGCGCGCGCAATCATGACGGTCGTCCATCGGGCGCGTCCAGACGCTGGCGATGTAGTCCAGCAGCAGCTGCCGGCGCATCATCATCTCCGTCCCTCCGTCTGCCGTGCACCCCACATCGGTTGCGCCATGATCTCTGCATAGGAAAAGAAGCCGTCGCTCTCATCGCGCAGCCTCTGGCTGGCGTCGGAGAACTTGGTGGTCAGCGTGCGGGTCAGAGCCCGGCTGGCGCTGGCCAGCGTCAGGTCGACGGTGGCGCCGGGCGAACCGCTGGGCGGAGTGTTCACGATCGACTTGTCAACCCAACCCTTGAAGAGCCGCTCCGGGCTGTCGATTATCTCATCGGTCGCCGGATCGAAATCGACCCGGTGCAGCTCCACGGCGGCGCCCTTCAGATCATAGCCGCGCACGGCCTGCAGGACTTCCGGCGTCACGCCTGCGAAGCTCATATCGAGATAGCGGATCGAGAGACCAACTTCGGAAACGAGCGGGCCCACGGACTGCAGGTTCTCCGCCCCGAAATAAGGGCGACCTGCGATGGTCTGGTGATCGTCGCCGTTCCAGAATCCGATACTTTCCACCGCACCGCTATCCCGGTTGCGGGCGGCGATCCAGATAAGCAAACGCGTCTTCAGGCCCGCGCGCGCGGTGCGCGCGGTGAGACGACCGGCTGTCCAGGGTTTCATCGGAGGGTCTGTCTCCAGTTGAAGGTCATGCCGGTGGTGAGTAACCGGTCGCTCTGCCCGGTGTTGACAGACCCGGGCCGAATGTAGCCCTTGCAGGCGGGACGGAGGAAGGTGAGCGATGTGCCGACCAGTGCGCCGGGACGGATGCGCGGCACCACCTCCAGCACGTTGCCCGACTTCGCCGCGACCTGATGCAAGGCGTAGCGCACCGGGTTGGTAAGGTAGGAAAAGGACAGGAACGCCCCCACCGCAACGCTTGCTGCATTGGGAATGGTGATCGTGGTGCGGTCGCTGCCGATGGCGGAGATCTGCGCGCCCGTGATCGCGGCCCCTGGCAGGCGCGGATTGTAGACCATGAAGGCCGACCCTGACCGCTGCAGGCGATAGAGCTTCGCCGCGACAGCCTCCGCCTCCGCATGATAGGCCGGGACCAGCGTGCAGGTTCCTGACCAGAGTTCGGAGCCCACATCAGCGGTCAGCCCGTCACCCGCCCCCGTCTCCCCGGCGGAAACGCGGGCATCGGACAGCGCGAAGGTGCAGGTCTGCACCTTTAGCCCGTCGAAGAACTGGTCAAGGCTGAGGAGTTGCGGAAGGATCGCCATCAGCGCACCCGCGGGTCCTTCAGGGCATTGGCAATGGTCTTTCGAACCCCGCTCCGGTCATACTGAGCAACTGCGGCGGCAGCCGTCTTGCCGGACATCTCCGTCACGGTGGCCGTGAACAGATCGGTGTTGAGCGAGATATCCACAGCCATGCGGCCATCCGCGGACTCGGCCATCCGTTTCGAGATGTCGTGCGGGATAATCTGCGTGCCGTTCGGCAGGTTCATGAGTTCACCCCCCCGTTCATTGACCCATGTCCAGCCGCCCCGCCAATTGTCGGTGCCATTTGCGTTCGATCCGATCAGGCTGCCCAGAAACCCAAAAACACCACCGGTCATTCCGCCTGCCCCGGCAAGGGCGGCAAAGCCCTTGAGCGCCTGAGCCTGCGCGATCTGGGCCAGCAGCTGCGCGAGCGCCTGGCGCGCCATGTCCGAGCCTTCGGTCGCGGCCAAGAAGAGATTGGCGATGGCGTTGCTCCCGCGCTCACCATTGTCCTGCAGCTCCTGCATGCGATCCGCCGCGTCTTCGGCACCCTGAGCCGCCACGGAATAGGCAGAGGCCAATGTTTCGATCTGCGCTTCCAACTCGGGCGTTATCTTGAGCCCCGCCTTCTGCACCGCCGTCATCAGCTCTGCGCGTCTTCGAGCGTATTCGACTGCATCCGCGTAGGTCCGCCCCGCAGACTCTGCCTTTTGAAAGGCTTCCGATTGTGTTTCGAGCGCGCGCGTCTCTTCCCGGATCGATGCGACGGCAGCAGCGTATTCATCCGGCTTGACCTTGGCAGCGGCGCCGCCGGTTTTACCCTTACCCTTGCCCTTGCCGCCGGTCGGGATGAAGACGGGCGGCACCCAGGTGTCGTTCTGCGGCTTCCACGCGGAGTCCTGCCGGCTCGACAGGATGCCGATGATCTCGTTTTCTTCTTCATCCAGCTCGCGGAGCCGCTGAGCGACTACAGCCCGGGTCCGAGCGCCATTCCGACCACCCGGTGCCCCTTTCAGCAGCTCGGACTGGGCGACCTTCTCGCGCATGATCTCCGACTGGCGGTCTTGCAATGTACTGTCGCGCTGGTTCTGAAAGGACCGGAAGCCATCGAGAAAGTCGGAGAGAGACGCCGCAGCCGAGACGATCGCCGATTTCAGGGCGGTACCGACAGTATTGGCGATCAGGTTGAACTGACGGTCCACCTCCGCGGCCTTGGCGATGAGCTCGTCCGACATGACGATGCCGAGCTCGTTCGCCCGGTCTATGGTGCGACGGATGCCATCTTCTCCCTGATCCAGCAGTTCGACAAAGCGCTCCCCGGCAGACCCCCCGAACAATTCGTCGGAAATCCTGATCTGCGCAGCCTTGTCCATCTTCTGCAGCCGCCCGATGATTTCCAGCATAAGTTCCGAAGGGTCGGCCAACTTCTTCTTCAGATCCTCCGCCCCATAGCCGAGACGCTGAAAGGCTTCCGCGGCGGACCCTTGTCCCGTGAGGACGAACTCATCGGCCCGGAGCGACAGCTCCTTGAACCCGTCGGTCAGGGCATCCACGCCGATCCGGTTTTGCTCGGCCACGAATTTCCATTCCTGAAAGGCCTTGGCGCTCATCCCGGCGCGCTTGGCTTCATCGCCAACCGCCGCGACTTCGGTGGCGAGTCCACGAACCCGGCTCGTCGCTTCCGACACCGCAGCCACCGCCGCACCGCCCAGAAACCCGCCCGCGAACACCGCTCCGAGCGACAGCATCGAGGACCGCATGCCACTGGTCATGCGGCTCAAGCGAGCACTGAAGCCCTTCGCCTCGCCGCTCGCCTTGTCGAGACCTGACTGGAAAGGCCCGATGTCCAATCCCAGGCGCGCGCGCAATGCGGCATTGGTCGGTGTGGCCATGTCACCCCTGCTGGCGCGCGCGCCAGTCCTCCAGCGTGATTTTCGGAAGCCGCGCAGCAAGGCTGCGCAGCGCAAATTCTGGATCCTGCGGATCGTCGCGCTTCAGCAGCATCTTGAGCTTCGGCAGCTTGCGCTGTTTCTCCAGTGCTGCTGTCAGCCAGGCTTGCGTCAACCGCGCATCCGCCTCACCCTGCAGGCGCCGACGCGCCCCAAGCATGTGAGACTGGTAAAGCCGCATCGTCAGGCCCCAGAAGGCCCCGGGATCGAAGCCTGCCGCGACATAAGCCTCAAGCATCGCGGTCCAGCCCGGTCGCCCTGTGCTGGGGCCTACTGCTTTTTTCGGCGGCCCTTCGCGTCCTCCGGTGTGGCGGGCGCCGCCGCAGCAATGAGCCGACGCAGGATCGCACCGTCAGCCGAGAGGACGTCACCGGCTGTTTCGTGCGTGGTATCCGGATGGTGGTGCTGAAGAGCGGCCCAGATCAACAAGCGCATTTCGGTCGCGCGGATCGCGCCGACTTCATAGCGCGCCAGCAGGTCGAAGGAGCTTGTACCCCCGGACGCATCCTCGAAGGCGCACATGGCATTGAAATCGAGGCGAAGGGTGAAGGTCGAGCCATTGGCGACGACCTTCACCTCCCCGAGAAAGGAATTTGCCATCAGGCCACAACCTGTTCGGAGAGCCGGAACGTCGCCGTCGCGGTCATCTTGTCCGCGATCGGTGCGGAGCGGGCGTAGGACTTCAGAAAGCCCGAATAGGTCTCCGGCGCGCCATCTTCCGTCAGGGTGATTTCGATGAGGACCTGCTCGCCGGACGCCTTGATGGCCAACAAGAGGATATCGGTCGCGCTGCCCGGCACCAGATTGGTGGGAATCGCCACCTCGCCGCCGTCGATCAGCCCGGAGATGAACTGACGACGGCGACCGGGCGACTTCATATGCGTGACCTCGACCTCGTCGACCTGCTCGTCCGGCAGATCGAGGTCGCCGACCAGTTCGAGCTCTGTCCAAATCGGCCCCGTGCCGCGCCCAATGCGCACGGTGCTGCCATAGCCGATCATGCCGTCAGCCATTTTCTATCTCCACGATAAGGAATGAAGTCAGCCGCGTTTCAGTGGCTGAAACGACGTGATGCGAAAGGTACTGATCAGGGTGCCGAGGGCACGCGATGCGCGGTCCTCGACCATGAGGCTGATCCCTTCCGGCTTGCAGATGGTACTGGACGTCAGGAAAGCCGCGAACAAGGCCTCCTCGATCGCCTCAGCATCCAGATCGAGATCGTCCTCGACCTCGTCGCCGCCGAGGCGTTTGACCACGACCTGAAGGAGCGTGCCGCGTTCGGTTGCACCACGCGCGGAGAGCGTGATCCGCTCGTCGGGTGTCACGACGCCGAGCACGGGCAAGGTCTCCTCGTCGACATTGCCGCGCCAGGCCGGCAGGATGGTAACCGACGCCAGGCGCGGCACGGCCTCAAGTGCCGCCCGCGCGGTGGAACGGTAGGAGGAACGCCAGGCGCCCATCAGATATCCTCCGTCAGTTCGCAGAGGACTGCGGCGTCGGATGCCGGTGATCCCGATGGCCAGACATTCTGGATCCGGTACCGCTTGCCATTGCCGGGCTCGATACGATCGCCCCGTGCGATCTCGGGAACGAGGTGCCGTTCGACCCGCCAGCTGGGCGAGGTGACGAGGACCGCGACGCCTTCGCTGTTCTGAGCCTCCACCGGCGTTTCCCGAAAGATGGACTGCAGCATCCGCTCCATCCCGTTGGCCGGAATGTAGAGGATATCCGGGCGACCGAAGACGCCCGAGATCAGGCCCGCCATGCCGTCGAAGAGGCTGGTCATCCGATCAGCGGATCACGCCGTCAAGCAGGACATCACCTTCCGCCGATGGATTGGCTACGGCGGCAACCGCCGCGCCGATGAGGATGTTTCCACTGGCGGTGGTGGTGACGACCTTGTTGGTGTCATCCCAGTAGACCTTCGCGCCCACTGTCCAGGCCTGCGCAGATGTCTTCGGCAGGGTGAATACGCCCCGCCGGACGTAAACACACCGCTCACCGGCAGGTGCATCGAACTGGGCCACGCCAAAGATCGCGCCGACCAGCTGGGCCTGCCCAGACAGCACATCGGCAGGTGCCGGCAGGGTGATGTTCTCACCCGGATTCCTGTAATTCTGCATCGCTCTCTCCAGAAGTTAATGTGCGAATGAGGGAGGGCGCCCGAAAGCGCTCGTTCCTCAGGTCAATTCCGGGTCGATCAGGCACCCGCGTTCTTGTAGGCGCCGCGGAACTCGATTGCGGCGGCACCGAAGATGTGCCGGGCGTTCATCTTGATGGCATCCGGGTTCATTCCCTCGATCGTCTCCACCGTGGGCGCCTCATAGCCGTCGAGATAGGCGTGCTGCACCGGCGGCAGATCGGGATCGATCAGGTACCAGGCGGTGTCGGACCCGCCGGCGATCTGGCCGAGGTTGGCCACGGTCTCCACTTTGAAGCGCGACCGGTACGGGTTGGTATCGGCCTGCTTGGCGGGAACGATATCGGCGGTAAATTGCAGGGCTGCGAGCTCTAGAGCCGGAGGCACGATCAGGAGTTCCGCCTCGGGTGCGATGAAGTCGTCGGGATCCTTCGAGCCGAACACCCGGGCCTCCGCCATGGCCTTGCGCGCCGCGGCGATGGTAGTGACAGAAATGGCGCCGCCCGTGGCGGCCAGGTTCCCGTGATCGGCATGGAACAGCGCCTTGCCGTCCGACTTCAGCGACGCGTTGCTGCGGATTAGCGACCAGACGATGCTGCTTTCCATCGTGCGCGCCGCTTGCGCGAACTCGCGCGGTATACGGGCGAAGGCGCCCATGTCATCGTTGACAACCGCTTCGAATGTGAGCGTGATCGTACGGCCCCGGCGCTGGACCTTCAGGCCTTCCGCCTCGTCGGCGAGGGTGGCAGACTCGTATTCGCCGTTCTCTTTCACTTCCTTCAGCTGGAAGTCACCCCCGAACCGGACCGCGTAGATCTCGCGAAAGTCCGCGGCTGTGATCGACTGGCCCGTGACAAGCTGCCATTGCGGCGCGCGCCGGGTGTATTCCGCCATCAACGACCGCTTCATCACTTCCGTGGTGATATAGGCGAAGTCGCTGACGCCGATGGCACCGCCCATCATCGTGGTCGCACGCATGCCGCGACGCACCGCCCCGATCTCGTCGAAGCTGGCCGACCGGCTGTTCTGTGCGCCAAGCTCCATGGCAAGCCGGCGCAGGCGCAGCCCGCGGTAGCCCGAAGCCGGGCCATCGGACTTGCCCATCAGCGCGCCGATCATGCCTTCAAGCTTCGTGTCGGTCTCGTCGCGGCTGATGCGCGCCGACGGACCACGACCATCGATCTTCACCTTCTGACCTCCTTTGCCCTTTATGGCGGCATAGACCTGCTTCGTGTTCATACCGCGCCCGATGTAGTCGGCCGCTTTGGCGGCGCTCACGCCGTGGCGCGCGCACATGTTGATGATCGCGACCGCACGGGGACCGGACGCCTCGACCTCATCATCCTCCTCCTCCGCCTCGACTTCGTCTTCTTCTTCGGCGGTCACCTCGTCGTCAGCCTCCGCCGTGACGTCGTCCTCCGTCTCCGCCGTCACCTCTTCATCCTCTTCGGCGCTGATGTCGTCGTCCTGGGCGGCGGTGTCCGCCGTCACCTTGCTCTTCGGCATGGGGTTTCCTTTCTTGCCGGGTGGGTTGGCGGCACCGACCATCATGGCCAGAACCGTTGCACGGGAGCGCTCGCGCGAAAGCGCGCCAGCGGCTGTCAGCAGGCGCTGCGGCGCGTGCTGATAAATGCGGTAGTCAAAGGCCACGGGCGCAAGTTCTTCGCCCTCCTCCTCGACGGTGGTCGCGAAACCCGCTGCGACGGCGCCGGGCCCGTCGTAGTAGGTCTCCATCTTCATCACGGCGCGGGCATCGTCGATCGACATGCCGGAGCGCGCGGCATAGATCCCGGCATAGGCATTGGCGATCACGTCGAGCGTCTCCGCCGCCTTGCGGTGTGCATCCGACGTTCCCCGCTCGCCCAGATAATCCTGTGCCGGATCGTGGATCATCATCATCGCGCCCGGTGACATGGTGATGGTGTCGCCCGCCATGGCGATCAGGCTCGCGGCCGATGCGGCGACGCCCTCTACGACGATCGCGACAGTACCGGGGTGACCACGAAGCGCGGTGTAGATCGCCTGCCCCTCCGACGCGATGCCGCCGCCGGAGTTCAGACGCACCGTCAGCGGGCCGGTCATACCGGACAGCGCCTCGCGCACGCTCTTTGCCGTGAAGCAATCCTCATCCCACCAGGACGATCCGACCGTCCCGTAGAGCAGCAGTTCGTTCATGGAGTCCTCTTCAGGCTGCGATTTTTTCGATGACGGCATGGAAGGCGGCAGGATGAGCCTGCCGGATCGCATGCAGGAGGCTGGTGACCCGCTCGCCTGCGTCGTCCTCGAGCTTCGACTGGCGCGAGACATCGGCGCGGGGATCGCTGTCGAAGGGGAGCCCGAGCCGGTCCGCCTCCTCCTTGTCCTGCGCCTGCTCCTCCAGAAGACGTTCGGGATCGATGCCCAGCATCCGCACGACCTGCTGCCGCGAGGCGAAGCCAGAGCGCACCGCCTCGCGCAGCGCGGCGAACTCCCGGGCCGGATCTACGATGATCTTCCGCGGCGGCACCCAGCTCAGCCCGATATGCTGCCAGATATCATCCGGCAGCCCGGCGGCTGCGAATTCTTCGGCATCGACCGATTGCCACGCATCGACGAACACCCGGGAAAGCGGCTGCATCATCTGCGGCATGAGCATCAGCCATTGCCAGGCGCTCACATTGGCATCCATCTCGAGCCGCCCCATACGTGCGGACGAGAAATTCACCTGGGCGAGGTCGCCGGTCAGCGCCTCATAGGTGATGCCCATGCCGGCGGCGACCGAACGCAGCACGGAACGGGTGAATTCGTCATAACCTTCGACCCCGGGCGGCACCGCGAATTTCACATCCTCGCCGTCGCCCAGATCATAGATCATGCCAGGCATGATGTCGGTCGGAACCTCATTGCGATCCCCCTCGCCCAAGACGCGGAAAGCCGCGAAGCAGGCCGCGATCTTCTGGCGCATCAACTGCGCGTCCTCATGATCCGCGAGGTCCTGCAGGCGCATCATGACCGGCGCGAACCAGGTCACGCCCCGTTGCTGTCCCGGGCGGTCCACACGGAAGAGATGCAGTATCTCCTCCGCCGGTATGCGCTGGGACACGGTGGCGCCCCGATTGGCGGGCCAGTCTGAGCCGGGATGTGCCGGAAAGAGCCAGTAGGCAACACGCCGACCAGTCGCGTCGTATTCGATGCCGTTGCGGATATCCCCGCCACCGGATGGCCAGCCGACCTTGGACTGATCGAGGTAGTCCGGCTCCATCACCTCCAGCTGCAGCGGGAGCGCACTCGGGATCAGCGTGTCGTCATGGATCCGGATCAGGCATTCGCCGGCATCGACCACGGTATTCATCGCCAGCCGCTGCAGGCCATAGAGGTTCAGGAGCCCCGCACGATCGATGCGCGTGGTGTCGAAATGCTCCTCAATACGCTTCAGCCCGCGCGCGCTGATCAGCTTGAGGGCTGTCTTGCGCAGCTTCGGATAGGTGACCGACACCTTCGGAATGATGCCGTCGCCGACCGCATTGCCCGTGATTACCGCCTGCGCCCGGGTGGCGAAGGGGGTATTGCGGACCATGTCACGCGCAAAAAAGGACATCCGCTGCCGCTGGCGGGCAGCGCCGTCGGCATCGGTGCCGCTGGGGCGCAGCGTCGAGGACCTACGACCCACTGTCGCGCCATCGAAATGCGCGGTGACGGCCCGCGAGCGCGCGCGCTTCGCAGCCCATCCCGGCGCAACCGCCAGGATGGTCCGTTCGACCATGTTCATGCTGTCACCCTTTCCGGAATACCGGATAATGCGCGCGCGGCGAGGGGATGAGGCCGAGCCCCTGTTCCATCTCCCGCTTGATCTGGCGCATCTCGGCGAGGCTCCGATATGTCACCTTCTCACCGTTCTGCTCGAGCGAGGTCACGCCCTTCGCAATAGCGCTGCAAAGGGCATGGTACTGGTCGACGGTGTAACTCACAGCCACTTCTCCCTTCGCTTGATCCAGCCGCCGCGCGGAGCTGGCCGAACAGCGGGTTGAGCGGGTGCGGGATCGACCTTCGCCATCTCGGGCTCTGTGACCCCGCATCCGCGGACAACAAACTCATTCTCTTCCGACAGGATCGCCCATGTTTTTGCGGGCGCAGACCAGTCGATTTTCTCCGCCCCAAGATGAATGTGCAGGGCGCGCGCCTGGACGAGGTGGTCGAGGCTTTCGTTCCGCACCATCCCGGGCCGCTTTTCCCAGCCAGACGTGCCGCGGCGTTCGGCGGTGAACTCCGTCAGTTCGGACAATTCCATCCAGCCGGGAACCACGCAGAGGTTCTGGCCATCGTCGGTCAGCCGCAGAGAGGCAGCTACCGCATCCTTCAACTTGTCTGTGGCCATGTTGAGAATGTGGATATCCTTCGCGACCCGCCGCTTCCCACTCGCCCGCTCCGGCGCCCGCAGCCAGACGCGATCGGTGTGGTGCAGCCCGCCGTTACCGCGCGTAAGGAACCACCGTTTTCCTTCCCCTCCCTTCCGGCGCGCCCGGTAGAAGCGATAGGCGTGGTCCGTGGTAGCGCCGCCCCCGTGCATATCGACGGCAATCGCCACCGCCCGCAGGCCCCAGTCCGCCCCCTCGACCGGCCACACCCGCGTCGACAGCGCCTCAAGTACCTTCCAGTCCTCCGCGATCTCGAAGGGTCGCAAAGCGCGGTCGGATGCGCCCGGCGCCCCCTCCGGCGGCTGGATCACGTCGAAGCGGTCGATCGGCTGATGCCGGCCACCCTCACCCCAGGCTGTGACGCCCACGGGGAATCGCGAACCCTGCACGTCGACCGAGATGGTCAGATACTTGGCCCAGGATGGTGCCACACCTTTCGGCGTATCGATCCCCTGCGCCTTGTCCTTGAGCCCCTGCAGCGTGATCTCCATCTCGGAGCTTGCGGTGCGGGGGCGGTAGGGCTGCGCCTGTCCTGTCGTTACCGTCGCGCGCAGTTTCTCCTCGTCGCCGGTGGCGTCGAAATGGTCCTCGGCCTGCCGGTAGGCAGTCACCAACTCTGCCCATGTCGCGAAGGCCGCGCTGGCCCCGTCGAGCCAGTAACTGAGCAGGTCGGTCCGGCGCAGATCGGTATCGTCGACGCGGACAAGGTGGATCCGACCGTCCTCGTCGGGCGTGCTTTCATGATACCAGCAGCCGGCAGCATTCAATTCACGCTTCAGATCATGACCGAAGGTTTCCCCGCAATGCGGGCACCGCATCCGCGCCGCCTCCCCCGCCTCTACCGGATCGGAAGAATCGGGGTAGACGAGGCGGGCGAAGGTCATCTCGAACATTGCGCCGCAATCGGGGCACGGAACGTACCAGCGCCCGCGCGTGCCCCCCGGATACAGCGACAACACCCCGTAACGCACCGGCGGGCAGTCATGCGGCGATTGTGGCCGCCAGCTTTCGTCCTCGATCGGCGCGCCGGGGCTGCTTTCGATGACGACCATGCCGCGCGAGAGATAGGTTCGGGTTCTGGCTCGCATCTGCGTGTAGGGATCGCCGTCCCCGATCGTGCCGTTTCCCCAGGCCGGCCGGTCGAAATCCGTGGCGAGGAGCGTCCGCACCGTGGTCGAGGCCAGCTTCTCCGGGGTCGGCCAGTCCAGCGTCAGATGCGTCCCGCCGACAAACAGCTTCTGGAAGATCGTGTCCGACCCCCTGCCCTTCGCCAACCGCCCACGCAGCGCCGGACTGTTGTAGATTACAGGCGCGATCTTCTCGCGCTCCATCAGTGCAGCGGCATCGCGCGTCATCTGGAACAAGGCGACCCTGCCCGGGTCCGACATGATCGCATGCGCCGCGACCGTTTGCAGCATCAGCGTCTTGCCAGACTGCGAAGGCCCGGCAAAGACGAGCCCGCGGAACCGCCGCGACGCGGTCATGTCCGTGGGCTCGACCATGTAGGGCGCCACATCCGCCCGGAACGGCTGCCACTGGCCCGACACGTTCACCCGCATGTAGCGTTCAGCCGATTCCGTCACGCTGATCCGGGCGGCCGGGCGGAGCGACGGCAGGGCCACCTTCAGCGCCGACCGGGGATCGGTATAGGCTGGGAGCGGCTCGATCCCCCTCGGGACCGAGACCGGCGCGCCGCTCAGATCAGCCATCGTTCCTGAACGTCGACATCCGGGACATCACGTTCCTTGAGTTCCGCTTCCTCAACCGCCTCCGTCATGGAGCGCAGGACGTCATCACCCACGCGAACTACGGTCGAGACCTGATCCGGTTTGAGGCTGAGCTCACGCTCCAGCCGATCCGGCATGGCCTCTATGCCGTCTCGCACGATCTGGAAGAGCGTCTCCAGAAGATTGACCACGTCGCCCAGCGGTACGAGCTGACGACGCATATGTGCGGCCTTGGACCACGCGATATCCGCCATCGCCGCCTCGCGGCGTTGTTGCGGTGTCATTTCCGCCCGGGGATCGTTTACCTCAAGGCCAAGGAAAGACGCTTGCAGTGCGGTGATCTGGGCCTTGTTGTGCCGGTCCCGCGTATCTTCCTGCGCCTCCGTCGCCTTCCGCCAGGCCCAGCAGTGCGACAGGCGGATGATGTAGCGACGCCCGTTGCCGCCGTGCTGCACGACGGGCATACCACCTTGCTTGATCCAGGTCGCGACCGTGTTCACCGACATGTTGAAGGCCTGCGCAATCTCTTCCTGACTGCAGTCTGCGTCCATCACACCCGCCGGCAGCGGAAAGCGCTGCAGGAGTTCCCGCATCGCATCGTCGACCTCCACCGGCATAAGGTCCGGGGTTTCCGATTGACTTTCCACAGAAACCACAACAACAACCTCTTGTTAGGGATAGATAAAATTAAAAAACGCGCGCGAACCGGGGTGCGAATTACCCGCGTGCGCCTGATGGCCCGGAAGGACCCAAGCCCCTCTTCTCGGCCATCCGGGCGAGGGTCCGGCGAAGGTGGAGGGGCAGATGCGACCGATAGGCCTCCTCCGCCCCGTCCATGAACCCGAGTCGGCGCTGGTAGCCCGGCACCTTCGAGGTAAAGACCGCGACGATGCCGATCGTGCCCGTGCTGTCCTTCCGGTAGATGCCGGGCGTCAGCCCGGTGCGCGGGATGAAGTAGGTTGCCCGCTTCTTGTTGCGCTTCTTGGAGGCAACGGTCGTGTTCGTCGTCACATCCCGTTGCGCGCGGAGAGCGGAGAGCGCCCGATTGCGTTCGCCGCCCGACCAGTTGCCGAATGCGTCGAGCTTGGCCTCGTCGGCGGGAAGCACTCCACGGATGTTCATGGCGGAGGGCGCCGCCATCGAGATCAGCTTCTCCGTCGCCGTCATCGCCCGAGGGCCGCCCCGCTCCTGTACCTTGAGGTAATGCCGACGCGAGACTGACGGACGCTCGCCCACCACCGCCTCCAGATCGCCCGGCTTGGCCTTCTTCGTCACGGCGAAGGCGTTCTGCGTGAACCGCGTCGGGCGGTCGAAGTGATCCCTGACATTGGCCTGCACCTTGCCCAGAACATCCGCCGCCGTGTCATTGATCGCCCAGGTTGCAGCAATTGCCACATCCTTGGTCGACAACTGACGCAGGGCTTTCTGAAAGCTGCCGTCATCAACGGTGAGCTCGATCATCGCGACCCCCAGAAAAGCAAAAGGCCCCGAGGACATCCCTCAGGGCACATTACAGGCGGGTCAGACCGAGCGTTCAACTGGTCTCCGCCGACCACTTGCCGGGGCGCTAGGCCTCGATGCGAGGCGGGCTGGCCGGAACTAGGGTCTATGACTGAGGAAACTACGCAGCGATCCGCCCCGCTGTCAACAGCCTTTCACAATTACAACCAAATCCGAAGACGAGACGTGGGTGGCGATCTCCCTGCCGAAAAGCGTGACCCGAACCTTGGCTCCATCCTCCGCCACCAATTCGACCACCTCGCAGTGCAGCCCCGAAAAGGGGCCCGCACGGAAGAGCGCCCGCTCACCGGCACGCACAGTGGAAGCCCGCCGCTCCGCAGCCCGAATGGCGCGTCGCTCTGCGGCCGTCTCCGCATCGACCTTACGCATCGAATGCAACGCCCGCAGGTCAGAGGGCTTTACCACGCCCCAGCTTCCATCAAGGCGAGTGAGCGCTCCCGTGATGCCGCAGCGCCCCACCAGCCGATGGGCAACGGCCTCTCCGGGGAATCGGGCGAAGACGTAGCCCGGCAGGTACCGGCGCGCATACTCGCGAACCTTCCCCATCCGCCGCACCTTGCGCATCAGCACCGGGTGGAAGGAGTAGACCCCGCGACGCTTGAGCCACGCCTCAACCTGATCCTCTCGCTGAGGAGCCACCCGCAACGCATACCAGCGCGCCGGACCGGCTGAGAACACGGGCGCCAGACCTTCCCCGACCTTCACCACGTCGCCAACACTCAACCCGGTTGCGTTGAAATCCATATCTTGTGCCTCCGCTGGGTGATGTTTCGACATCTTGTTTCCGTTTGTTCTTATTGGGCTTGACGGGCTTAGTGAGAGAGGAACAGGGCTTGAGATTGGTATGGGTTTGATAGGTGCAGTTCGTTTGTTTTCAGTAGGTTAAGTGGTGCTTTTGGGCTTGAGGGCCTGAGGGGCTTGAGATTTCGACCTATGCACAAGGCGGCATTGTCCCCCGGACCCCTCCTCAAATGGCACGCGCGTATGCCCGAGATTTTCAGGCCCGTCAGGCCCTCAAGCCCAAATTTGCCACCTAAACATCTGTTATCCCTCACTCTGGCCCCCGAACCCCGGCACCAATCTCGCGCCCAACCGGAACCGCCGCTAAGCCCGTCAGGCCCAAATCGGCGACGATCCCGGAACATGCCGAACGGGCCCGAAGGCCCGCCTGTTGCTTTCCTCATCAAAACGGGGTGCGGGGTCAGCGGGCCCATGTCAGGCCCCCGCTCTGCTGGGCGTCGCGCATCCTGCCTGTGAACTCGTCGGTCAGCCGGATGCCCCTGTAGCCCGTCACGCCCGACTTGCCCGGCGAGAAGCATTTGCCGCCCTCCGGATGCCGCCAGCTCTCCGCCTTGGCCTTGAGCCGGTTGGACACGGTGCGGTTGCCCCATCGCGTCTCGCCGCGCTCCTCGATCCAGAAGTTGAAGGCCTCGATCAGCTCGCGCGCGGTCATGAAGTTGCCCTCATAGCCGGTGACGATCGTCGCATCGGCCAGAAAGGTGCCGATCGGATCGCTGTCCTTGCGATAGCTGTCGGTCGCGGCCCGCACTTCCTCCGGCTCATCCAGACCGCCTTCCAGAAAGTCGAGCAGACCGGCGATGAGCCAGTTCAGGATGCCGGAGCGCTCTTCCCAGAGCATGGCATCCATCTCCGCCTTCGGCCGGCGGCGCTGCTCCGGTATCTGGACGGGAAAGCGGACCAGCATGACGCGCCGCCAGATGCCGTCATCACCACCCCGGATATCCGGCAGGTGGTTGCCCGACATAGTCAATTTGAACACCGGCAGGAAGACGATCATGCCGGAGAAGAGATCGCGCACCATCATGGGCTCACCGCCGGTCAGCGCCTTGACGAGAGCTTCCTGCAGGCGCTCGCCCTCCTCTGGTTCCGATGTCCGCACGCAGCGCGCACCGATCAACGGGATAAGGTCGGGCTGCGAATCCGACCCGGACTTCTTCCCCTTGCCTGTCAGCGACTCGATTTTCGCCGTCGCGGAGTAATCGCCGAATATCCGCGCGATCTTATCGACCAGGACGGATTTGCCGTTGGCGCCCGCGCCGTGGAAGAAGGCGAGCTTCTGGATCTCCAAAGCCGTCATGGACAGGCCGAACCAGCGCTGCAGGAACTGCCGTACCTCGATATTCGGCTGGATCTCCTTCAGGAACGCATCGAACCTGGGGCACTTCGCCTGCGGGTCATACTCCACGGGCATGATCTTGCTGAGCAGCTGATCGCGATCGTGCGGGATGAGCGTGACGGATGGAACCGCACTCATGCCGGACTCGGGGTCCGGGGTTCCGCGGCTGAAGCGCAGCACACCCGACAGCGTGTTGACGTCGAGCGCGCTCTTGTCCAGGTCGTCGACCGTGATCGACCGCATCACCTTCGCTTCGCCAGCCATGTTCGTCATGGGTCCAGAATTGCCCGCGTTCTTGGCATGGGTCAGGCGCCGGCCGATCAGCGTCTTATGGGTCTTCAGCGCCGCATCGATGGCGCGCAGTCGCCCCGCGATCTGCGACAGCTCGGACGTCAGTGTCTCATCGTCGCTGTAGCCCGGAGTGGCCTCGATCTGGATCCGACGGGCGCGAAGATCGCGTTCTTCATTCAGAAGACCCCGATCCCGCTTCGACGGCTGGATGAAATCCACCTCGCGTTCGATGAGCGCCGACATCTGCTGCGCCTTCCGCCGGATCAAGGGGCTCAGATCCTTGCTGATCTCAGCATCCTTCAGCCAGCGGCGACCATCCCAGATGTGCCAGCCGACCTGCGAGACGTAGCGGATATCCTCTCCGAAATGGATCACGAAGCGCCGGCCGTTGCCGTAGTCGTTCAGCGGCTCGAGCGCGGCTTCCTCAACCGGATCGATCGGCTGATCGCCGTCGCCATCCTCGGGCGGCGGTGGGGGCGGCGCGTAATCGTCGGGGCAGGATTCGTCCTCCTCTGGCCCCGGATCCACGGCCATCCCATCGGGAAGATCCACGTCCTCCGGATTGGACATGATCGAGCGGACGGTATCGACGCGGTCGGTCATTGCGATCCCTCCCTCGGCTTATGCGGATGCAGGTCGCGCCAGAGGAGATCGAGTTGTTGCCCGGCCATCGTGCCGTGCGACCGTGCGTCTTCGGCCCGACCACGCGCGAGATCGATGGTAGCCGCCATCCGAAATATCGTGGCATGCAGGTCGCCGCCGGTCGCCTGAATGAATTCCCGCGCGATATGATCAGCGCTCATTTTCCTGCCCCATGAGTACATCGTTGAGGTCCACACCTGTCCCGGCATGGACGATCTGCCCTTTCAGGCCGGGGCGGAGGGCCATGGCGCGGCGCAGGCCTGACAGCAGTTGCGCCCGCGTCATGCGCGGTTCCGAATCCCCGTCCTGGATGAAAACCAACCGCCCGGTCCCTGTCGGCGGCACGAAGGCGTCACGGTCGGTGAGGTCCGGGACGCCGGCATAGCGCAGGCCCTCGCCCAGCTTCCGGCTGCCCGCCATATTGCCCAGGCTGACACCGGCCCAGTACCCGGCGCCGGGCGGTTCATCCGCCACCAGCGCGGAGCAGGTCGTCTCGATACCCTCGCCCATCACCATCACCGGCGCGGCGGGCGTCAGGCGGATCGCGCCACCCTTCACCGATCCGAGCGACTTCTTCACCTTTAGCGGCTCACCCGTCTGCGGGTGCAGGATCACCGGCTTGCCCTTGGGCCGTGACAGGTCGAGCCACGTCCGATGCACCCCCTGAAACCGGCCGTGCGGCGCCTGGATCGCCGCCAACATGGCGGGGCCCCGATGGACCTCCACCCACTGGCGGTCGACCTGCACGGTATAGGCAAGGTCCGGGTGGTAGCGCAGACACGCGGGCAGCCGCGAAAACCTGTCGCGCGGCACTCCGCGCAGCGTGAGGTAATCGCGCACCGGCGTATCTTCGGCCGACTGCCCCGCCAACCAGATATCCCGCGCCCCGGCGATGGCGCGCCGCCGCTCCGCTTCCGCCCGGGCCTCATTGCGCACGCGGTTCTTTTCCGCCCGCGCGATCCGCTCCCGGCGCTCGTGTTCCGCCAGCCCTTCCCGCTCGCCGCACAGCCAGGTCAGCGCTGCGGGAAAATCCAGCCCGAGCACGAACATCGCCAGATCGATGTTGCCCCCAGTGCCGCCGCAGTGGCGGCAGTTGAACACCCGCTTGCCCGTGTTGATGGAAAAACGGTCCCGGCCACCACATTGCGGACAGGGTCCGGTCAGTTCTCGGGCCCCGGCGCGTTTGAGGCCTTGTATCGCAAGGCGGTCGGCTATCTCGGCGATATCCATCGCCAGCGCCTCTGCCCGGCGCGGATCATCGGCAAAGCGGGTCATGACACTCAGGCGGCGATGCCGCGCGCCTCTTTCACCCGGTGCCGCAGCGCCTTCATGAGGTCCGCCTGCCCGTCGATCGTCATGTTGCCGCGGGCATCGCGGATGCAGGCGGTCAGATCCCGGAACCGCGCCAGCAACAGCGGCGCATCGAGATCGAGGTCCAGCGCCAGAGCTGCGGTCTTGGTGCCGCGGGCAAAACCCTCGACGATCTCCAGATCGATCTCCGCGTCAAAGCCCTTGCGGCCGGAAAGGCGCCTGACCGCGTCCAGAATACTGCGCTGCGCAATCGTCAGCGGATTGTCCGCCGGCGGCGGCGGCGCAGGAGCCGGGGCCGGGGCCGGAGGCTCAGCGATCTTCGCCCCCATCGAAGGCTTTTCCGGTGCCTCTGCCACCACCTTTGCCAGTCCCGCCGCCCGCTTTGCCCGCTCGCCGCGCTGATGTTCCACCGCTTTCTGCAGCCGATCCTCAAGGCGGGAGCGCAGCCGGAAATCGCAGGCGCTCGCCGTGCGGCCAATGAGCGGCGCGGCCTGCTCCAGCGCCATCTTGCGCGTATCCCCTTCTCCAAGACGGCCCGCCACGAGCTCGACGAGATATGCTTCATCCTGCTCTGTCCAAGGTTCCGGTTGGCTGACACTGGATACAGTGGCGCGGGGCCGCGGGGGTTCCCCGACCGGATCGGCGGCGGTGGCTGCCTCCCCGGTCGGGGCTTCGGCGCGAGGGATCGCCTCGGGGCTTGCACCCGTTTCCGGCGTTGACGCTGCCGGTTCCGCGGGGGGACTCTCCGCAAGACAATGGCGCTGCAGGTCCCCCGACCCGCCCACCATTCCATGTGCCGCGACATCTCGCGGCTCATCCTCGACCTCGATAAGGATCGGGCCACCCAAGCCGTCGCGCTCTCCCGCGGCGGGCATGACCCATGCGGTCGTCAAGGTCGCGCGCTCTCCGGGCTGCAGGCTGATCCGAACCTCACCGCCATCCGACGCGGGCAGATCGGCCAGCACATCCGCCGCCTTTTCGACCACGGCGATGGACTTCTTGAAGGTTTTCAAATCGTCGATGCTCATGTCGTCCAGATTCATGGTCTGCCCTCCGATTGCGCCGGAAACGGCACCCGGGGCGCCCACCAGCAGGGTTCAGTCAGATCGACCCCGAACGGGGCCCATGTCATGTCCCGGCGCCAGATGAGTCCCTCGGCCTCAAGCAGGTCCAGATCGGCGCGCAGCAACACACCGTCCCGCCCCAGCTCTGCCGCCAGTTCGGACAGCGTCCGCACTCCACCCACCGCGCGCAGATGATCAAGCAGCTGGGCGCGCAGCACGGCCAGATGGCCGATCCGCGCCGCCGCCCGACCTACCGGGGTGAAGGCGCCGGTCATCAGGCAGCCGACGGGTCAAACGGCCCGCGCGCCGTCGGCGCGGGCCACTGCACGCGGCCCGAAAACCGCACCACCACCCCCGACGTGTCCGCGGCGTCGCGGTCCATTTCGCGCGCGGCCTGACACAGCGCACAGTCGCATTCGTCATCCGCCGGCAGACGGTCGAGATGGTCGGTCATTTCTTTCCCTCCAGCCGTCGTTGCGCTGCGGTCAGCGCGGCGATGGCATCGCCGATTTCCTTGATTGCTTCGGCCCGATCACCGGCACATTCGGATTGCTCCGCCGCAAGGATCGCGGCCACCGCCTCTCCCGTCTCGCGGCTGATGACGCCCGACTGACGGATCATGCAGGCCGGAATGGCAATTCCCGCGTCCGCCCGTCTTCGTTCCAGCATCCGGGTCACGGGATAGTCGCCCACCGCGTCCTCAAGCCCGACGATGTCGCGCACCGTCCAGTCCAGCGATCCGTGCAGCTTCCGGCTTATTGTCCCTTTGCTATGCCCCCCGCCCCAACGGGCGTTCAGGGTCTCCGCTACAGCATCGAGGCAGCCCAGCCGTCCGACGAGACCACGCATATGAGCGGTAATGAGCAATCCGAAGTCAGCCATGCGAAACCTCGTTTTCTTGGAGATCACCGCCCCCCGCTGCATCATCCATGCATGACGAGTGCATTTGAGAACGAGTGCTTGAGGCGGCGGACGATGGGGTTGTCATTCCGCCGCCTCAGTTTTGGGGATCACGAAATTGAATAGTTCGCAGGGGCACGCGACACCCTCCGCGCGGGCCAAAGCCTCAACGGCGAGGAACCACGACGCCGGAAATAGGCCGCGCACCACAGCGTTACTCACCGCTGTCGTCCGTACACCGAGAGCTTCAGCCATGCGACGGCGCCCAAGAGCGTCGGCGATGTTCGCAGCGGAAGGCTTTGTTTCGATCGTATGCATGGACGCAGTATCCACTATTTGTGGACTATTGCAAGTCCACAATTAGTGGTTTGAGCATGCATCCACAAAATGTGAATAATTCCAGTATGGTACAAGATACTGAACGCACGTTTCCCGACATCGGAGCACGCCTCGTAGCTATCCGTAGCGTGTTTGGGCACGGTCTGACCCAAGCCGCATGGGCGAGCAAAAACAACTTCAACAAAACTCAGTATAGCAACTGGGAAACCGGCCTCCGGCGCATTCCTGTAGATGCAGCAGAACATCTGTGTTCAACTTATGGTCTAACGCTCGATTTCATATACAGAGGTAGAAGGGACGGGTTGCCCGAAACCATCTCAAAGTCGCTTTGAGGCGCGCGCCCTATTGCAACAACTACAACGTCAAGAGCTACGCCACATTCTTCGGCAATTTCTATCAGCCTATCTAGCCGGAGATCGACGACTTCCGTTTCTTCTGTCACTTGTTAACCCTTTTGAAATAAAAAAAGTTCGCCGATTTTAAACCAATGCACCCGTAGCCATCGGGCGAGACGACGGCACGTGAACATAAGGGGATCAACGCTAAGATTTGCTTAACGCATCTTAATTTAACGTATCACTTCAGGGCGACCGGCCCCGGATGGCAGGGCCGCATCAACGATATCCTCAAGGCCGCAAAGGTCTGCAATGAAAACGTCGGAGGCTCGACAGAACCCCCGACGCCCATCACCATCGCGGTCACCACAACACTGACGATGGAGAACTCTTGAACATTCTCGAAATCACAACCGCCGCCGTCATCGGGCTTTACGCGATGGTCGGGGGAGCCTTTCTTAGCGCCTCGATTACAGCTCCCGAGAACTGCCTGAAGGTAATTAGCGCCCTGTGGTCCGAATTCCTCTCAGCCTATTTGGGAACCCTAGTCGGATTGGGATTGCTGCTTCTTGCAAGCATGACCTGGGGGGACGGCACGATTTACGCTTCCATCATGGAGCCAATGCTGTGGCTCTTCATTGTCCACACACTTTTGTTCGCTCTATTCCTAATATGCTTGAATATTGCGACGAGGCTGTCGCCGACAGAAGAAAAATCAACAGATAAGGCACCATGATGGCAAAGCTCAGGTAACCGAATCGTGGACCCTTCACAGCCCCCTCCTTATCCGAGGGGGCTTTTTCATGCCGCCCTCACGCGCCGCAGCCCGGCGCTGGCAGGGGTGATTCTGCCACAGCCAACAATATGGTAGCAACAATAAATCCACCATTTGTGGCTTTTCTATTGCATAGTCCACCGTTTGTGGATTAAACCTTTCCCATCGAACGCCGCCGGACATCAACCCGGCCCCGATGGAGGATCATCCGTGCAGCCCGCACTTCCCTGTCAATCCGAAGCAGCGACCACGCCCGTCGGCGCGGCCACCCGTCACGTCGCGGTCGCCCAGGCGCGGCGCGCCCTGCTCGACGCCGGCACCCCGCTGCGGCTGCGTCGTATGGCGTGGTTCGCCGCCAAATCCGATTTCGGTCACCCGGTAACGCAGAGCCGCTTCCTGCTGCTCTTCGGCCGGGGCTGATACCCGATCCGCAGCCCTGTCCCTGTGCTGCGGCCCGCGCCTCCACTCTCGGATCTTCTAGGCGCGCACTTCCCCCGGCCCGCTTTCCCCGAAAGACCAACACGGGCCGGGGGTTTTTCCTGTCCGAAACGCTGACACCCGGAGACAGGCATGGCCGACACCGACCGCACCGAACTGGATCAGGTCCGCGCAATCAGCGAGGCCGCGGAAAAGTACATCGACGGGCTTCCCGCACGGCTGCGCTTGTATGCCGCCATGGGTGGCACGACGACGATCGATCTTTCCGCCGTCGGCGCGATCCGGCTGGCCAACCGCTTGGAGCGCAGTACCGCGCAGCCCCTGTTGCTCGTGATCCCGCCGCCAACGCTGCCCGAACAGCAGATCGAGGCGCTGTGGCGCCGTCTCTGCGGCTGCCTATTCCTCGCGCTCGCGGCGACG